AAACGATAAGACTTGGTCAAGCACAATGATGGTTTGGAAAGACGCTCTCCTTTGAATAAGTAAACGTAAAAGTCGTGGATGTTGTCCGCCAAAACACTCAAAACCAGCATTAAAATTAAGGCGCTTAGCATTAAAGTCATTGACAATATTAATACAATCGTTTCTAAAATGGTATTTAAAGTTGTCTTTAACTTTTCTATAATTGAGATAAGTTTCTCTTCCATCATTTTGTAATAAATTACCTACCCACTTCTTGTCATTCTCACAAAAATTAGCAACAAAAAAATCTAGTATCTCATCTTTATTATATTTTTTGCTAAGTTTGTGAAAAAAATATCTATCATTTCTTTTTGTAAAAGTTTCTAATTTACAATTTACTTTACCATCATAGTCAAAATAATTATAGTTGGTAGTAAAATGTAATTTAACTGCCAGATAGACTTTAAATACATCAAACCCTCCATACATACTTATACAGGTAGCGTGCCACCTTTTTTCTCCTTAATCATTTTTAGATTGATTGCTTCTGACTTAATTTTTTCTTTCAATGATTTATTAATCATAGGATTTACGGTACCTAAATCAATATCATTACCTTTACAATAGTCAATAACGGCATCCATATAAGATATTCGTTTTTCTTTGACTATTGCCTCAATTTTTAGACTAAATTCTTTACTATTCATTCTCTCAATATATCACATTTCTTTTAAAAAGTAAAGTGTGATTACTCACGCTAGCTTTCATCACACATTGGTACCAACCTAACTTGTTAGGTATTCTGCAATACATATTCAGGTGCTGATACCGTATAAGGGTCATCATCATCTGAAAAATTGTTGAGACCTGGTTCTTCAAACCAATGTTCAACTACACCATCATTAATTGTGGCAGCATATCTCCAACTTCTCATACCAAAACCTTGTGCTGGTTTATTAACTAGCATTCCCATTGATCTGGTAAAAGTTCCACAACCATCAGGTATCATCTTCACATTTTTAATTTCTAAATCTCTTGCCCAAGCGTTCATTACAAAAGCGTCATTGACAGAAATACAATACACGTCATCAAAACCTTGTGCTTTGAATTTGTCATAAAGTTCGTCATATGTCGGTAATTGTTGACCTGAACAAGTTGGTGTAAATGCACCAGGCAAACTGAATAAGACAATTTTTTTATCTTTAAATAAGTCGTCTGTGGTTTTATCTACCCACGAACCACCTATAAAAGTACAACCGCCTTTTTCGTCTGTATCTCCAGTTCTAAATTTAAATTTGTGATCTATTAATTTCCACTTGTCCATTATATACTCCTATTATATAATGCCTGTTTCTGTTGCAAGGTACAGGCAAACCCCTAGGCATTAAGCTGCCATTGCAAAGTTATTGTTTGCATTTATAAGTTGACATTACGTTGTCAGCGATTAAACTCCAGTAACTTTTAGTAGCAGTCGAATCTAACTCACCCCCTCAAAGCACACATCAATGTGTTTTAAATTGGTGGAGGTGGTGGGTACTGCCCCCACGTCCTCACTAGTTATTGAATTACCTTCAACGTCTAATTCTTTATTAATTTACAAGTTTCTTTATCAGCAATAACACCGATTTCTTTATCGTAAATCCATATGTATGAATAGACAACTTTGTCATTTTTCTCTACACATTTTTTACCGAAAGAAACTCTAGGTTCAGTAATACTGCAAGCAGTTAAAAATAAACCTAAAAATAATATTGTTATATATTTCATTTTGCCTTTATAGTTCTTTTTCTTTTAAACCTTCGTTTATAACTAAATCAAAAGTTCTAAAAACAATACAAGTTTGTTCTGGATTTTCAGGTGTTGAAACACCAGCAAAAGTTTGCCCACTATCATTTAAGTAATATACAACTACGTAAACAATTCTACCGTCAGGTGAACCACCTTCTCGTCCTACACTCATATTGACAGGAATAAAGTTTTTATCGTTTGCCCACCTTTGTATTTCATCTGATTGTGAACATACAGCAGGTATTTGTTCCCACCAAAAATTGTATTTTTTTATATCTTCAGCAAATACTATACTTGTCCAAAACAATCCTAGTAGTGCTGTTAGTATTAGTCTTTTCATCTTATCCTTTTTTCTGATAAGATGGTTATTTTGAAGTCGCTATCTTATCTTTGTTAAGTTCTTCATAATATTTATAAAAGTCTTGTATCGCTTTGCCTAGCGACTCTTCGTAATCTTTTTTATCTTTCTTATAACAAGCAACAGAACCGTCTTCACCTGCAAGTAAAATAACTATTTGTTCTATGGGTTTACCGAATATCTCCTCATACATAATAGCATAGGCAGTAGTTTGTAAAAAGTAATTATCTATCCACGATTCATTTCTTTCTTTGTTTGCTGTTTTAAAATCTATAACTGACAACTTGCCATTGTATTCAGCAACGCAATCAACTTGACCTGCAACGGTCAATTTGTGTGAGTACATAATTGCTTCTAGTAAATGAATATTGTTAATTTGATCTACGTATGGTTTTAATAACTTAAATAAACCTAATGGCAATACACTTCTCTCGCTAGGTGTTTCGCTTTTTAGATATTGTTCTATTAATGTATGTGTTGCCTTACCTCGTCTGGCTGCTCGTGCCATTTCCCAATTAGCAGCGCCTTCACCCACGTTTTTACGCCACTCGGCAAGTCCATCTTTTTTTCTGATATTTAAAACGGTAGTAATAGACGGATAGTTTTTACCTTCAATCTCGTAAAATCTATGACCGTCTATTCTTCTACCTTTTGTCTTTGGTAATAAGTCTTTGTTTAGTTCTATAAATTTAAATTTGCTCATAATATATTAAATATAACATTATATTGTCAAAAAGTCAAGCTTCAGGTGCCTTTTTGAGTATAGAGATTGTTTATCCTATCTCTCTCTCTTTTTTGTTCATCATTAAGTTTTTCAACGGCTCAACTAGGATCGTAAGGTTCGTATATCGTACGGCCTTCACTATTTCTGTATGCTCTTAAAACCTGTTTTCTATTGTCTTCTGGATTTTTATATGAGCAATGTATCCACCCGCTATTAGGTTCCTCTGGATTGTGAAATTCTAATATTAGCTGGTCAAAGTCTATGTTATTAACAATATACTTTGCTAATTCAGCATTTGGGACACCAAAAATTTCAAAGTCCGCCGCTTGGCCCTTTGCGTGCTGAGATTTCATACTTGATCCAATCTTCACACATAACTCTGGTGATCTATACCCACTAGATACTGATACAACCTTACCATAATGATCTCTAATAGGTTGTAATACATTTTGACATAATTTAGTTAAGTTATCCATATGATCTTCGCTAGGATTATTACTAATACCGTGTCTGTCTGCCGTTTGAGAGGCAGTCATTTCCTTAAGCGAAAAGTTGTTGCTTAGTTTCATTTATTTTTTCCTTTGCTTTTAACTTCATTTTTTTTAGAGTTCTTAAATCGTACCAAGTGCCTGCTGATCTATCATTATTTCTTTTTTCTTCAATTTCTTTTACGGCTCTTTTAAGTTCTTTATGTTTAGCTTTCGCTGTCATAATTATCCTCTCGTTAGTTTAAGTATTTTCTCTATTTGTGCCTTAATAATCGGTCCTCTATTTGGCCAATGTATATAAGGTTCATCACTTTTTGATAGATTATATAAAAATGGTAATATAATCTTTTCAATATCTTTAAATCTTGTTTTTACACCTTCATCTGTTATTTCTTGTGAGATAGATTCTCTTTCATTTACAATCTGCATTATCTCATTCATCATTGATTTAATATCGCTGACATCTGATTTAACTTTAGAAATTTCTAGTTTACTATCTTCAACTACTTTAGGGTCAACTGATGGTTCTGATTTAGGTGTAGATGAAACAGGCGTCATACCCCAATCATCTGAAGTATCAAATCCTCTCATATAATCTGGTATATCTTTTGCCATTATTTCTTCCTTCTACTTGCTATTCTTTGTTTATTTCTTTTTAATGCTTGTTGAGTTTTAATTTGTTTGATTGATTTCTTACCGTATCTGTCGGCAAGTGGACTTGTAGGATGTGCCTCAGCAATCCTTGACATATTTTCTTTCCAACCTTGGTCATTTTTATGCGTGAGTCCTGAAACTCCTGCCACTATATTTATTGGAACAATAACTTGTGAAATGTGTTTATTTTTTGCTAAATATTCTTCCATTTCGCTTATTGACATCAATTCTGTATATTCTTTTTTAGTTCTTTTATTATAAAATGTATAAGTTGGCATTATATTCTTTTACTTGTTGTAATAGGATAGTTTGATCTATTTGGATCTAATAATTCAACCTTTTTAAAAAAAGTAATCAATGTTAACCTATCTCTATTTTGTTTATCTACATACGGATGTGAAGCGTGAAAATTTGAACCATCAAACGTAACTAGTCTATTATATCTTCCTTTAAAGGATGCTGTTTCATCAAACGTACCATTATTTAAGTTTCTAAATTTCTTTAAATCTTTCGTTTCAATGTTGTCATTAAAATATTTATTTTTTTCTTTTTAATATTGCATACTATCAAATTTAAGTTTCTTTCTATGGTATATAGACGTGCCAGAATCAGTATGTTCATTTAAATAAATCAATGCTGTTATTTCATAATTATCATCTTTATGTACCCAATTATCAAACTTTAAATTAGCTGGCACTTTTTGAAACGAAGATGTTGCTAAAAATCTTACATTTTCTATATCATTAGGATAATACAATGATAAAATTTTTGTACATAGATATTCTGAAAAACTAGGATATAATGTATGTACTGACTCTGATCTTAAACCTGGTGCATTATTGATAGGTTCATATGTATATTTTTTTGATAATTCTATTATATCATTTGGATTATCAAAAAAATTATCTACACATAATGTAGGCCAAATCATATTTCTATCTCCTGTAATTTACCACCATCAAATTTACCATTTAAAAAAACATTAAATGCTAAAATTAATCTATCTTCATTTGAATTATTAACCTGTGTACTATGATTCATCAATGAGGGAAATAAAACTAAATCACCTTCATTAACTGGTAATGTAAAATGATGACAATTAAAATCGTTATATTCTTTAAATTGCATAGCAAGTTTAGGTGATATATTATCTGTAGGTGTCAATTCGTTTCTATGAAAAATAAGATCACCTGAATTT